GTCCTCCGTAATAGCCAAAGAATCTCCACATAGCATGTGGGCTTTTATAATATACTTTATCAACAATAACTCTTTTTCCACTTACCAAACCGCTGTAGGGAACGGGATCTCCGGTGGCTTTATCAAGATTATTGTTTGAGGCACTTAAAATAATTGCTCCTAAATCATAATCTTGCACATCCACTATCGGAGCAAAAGAGCCAGAATAAATTGTTGTCACTCCGCCGATGCCGATTTGGGTCGAGATAGCATCACCATATTTCTGATTTAAGGCGAAAGTGACTTTTGGATATTTTAAGGCAATGTGTGTACCACTTAAACTTGATGAAAGCTGACCTTCTTTTAGTTCGCCGTCGTGATCAAAAGTACCTGTGGTCATACCAAGAATATCTGAAAGAATATTTTTGGACTGATGCATGTTAACAATATAAGAATATTCTAACACTGCTTCTTCGTAGGCGGCATAAACACTACCCGTGGTTAACTCGATATCTAAGATATCTCCACCGAGTTTCTGATATGTGTAATTTATTTGATCTGAAGCACCTGATAAAAAATCTGTTGATGTATCATATACACCAATCGGTGTTTGTAAAGCTACATCAGATGCAGATCCAGTTCGTGGTAAGATGACAGCGCTAACTTGGCTGACTGGAGTTAAAGTGGGTATCGCCATTAATTATAAGTCTCCTCTCATTAAATAGTTGACGGCATAAAGAAAACCCCCGCCAATTGCTTGACGAGGGAATTCTTTTATTCTACGAGTTGATTAATCGTATCAAACGAGATCAACAACGATGACCAGTCCGTACATGTCAGGACGTACCATCTTCTTGCCGTAGCGAGTCATCACACCCTTGCGAGGTACGAAGTCTTCGGTTCCGAAGATAGTAGGAGTGACCTGTAATGGCACGTAAGGTGCGTAGACGTATCCACTCTCTAAGAAGGATCCACCCTTGCGACCGACGAGGATCACGTTACGGGGGAAGTAGGGATCAACATAGACATCCCACTTCTTGGAAAGTGCGCCAACCTTAACAGCGCCAACGGTTCCGCGATCTGCATCAGCAGTTACGGAAGCGCGGAATCCAGCGGTGAACTCAAGGACGTTAGCAACTTCAGGTCCAACGACGATGAAGTTAGCTCCGCCGCGAAGAGTCTTGCGGTGGATTTGTGCGGACACATCGTTGATGGTTTCAACGAGGGTCTCATACCATTCGGAAACAGTACCAGTGAAGTCTGGAGTTGCTGTGGTAGCACCAATCTCCTGTCCAGTAGTTCTATTTACGAACTTACCAGCATGACGTGACCAGTAGAATTTACCAGCGGTAGCACCTTTAACGAGGTCTTCGAGAATCTCTTTATCAATCTCAAGAGCAATTTGCTCAGAAAGAATAGAAGTAAGCTCAACCTCTGCGTCAAGGTTGTGGTATGCGTTGAGGTCTTGACCCAACTCAGGTGTCCACTTAGCCTTGAGCTTTTTGGTGACAGCAGTGATACTCACGGAATCAACCTTGATGTCGATTTCTGGAATAACGCCTGCGGTTGCGCCAACAGTCAATCCGGCTTGCTCTGCACCCCAAAGGTCTGCACCAATAACGGAACCGGCAGGAACGCCAGCGCTAAAGTTATCAGCTAATGCAAACTCAAGTTTTGTAGGTGAGTGCGAGAAGGATGCGGACAATTGTGCAACTGTCCTGGTATCGGAAGAGATAACTAAGAGAACATGATCCTTAGCATCACCAGCACCAAAGATACCATTGTTTCCGACAGAACCAGAATACTGATTCAAGCGACGGACATGAAGTCCCTCAGAACCAGTAATTGGCACACCAGCGTGTGTCAACAACTCAGCGGCGATGAGATCATCTTTGTTAAGTTGTGATGGAACAGCAGCCCTAAGAACGATAAGGTTAGTTGAGCCAGAGGTAAACGCTGGATCATAACGAACGAGACGGTCAAGAAGACCTGCTGCGGCTGCGGCGTCTGCACCACCTGGAACACGAACAAAGGATGTACCTCCGAATGTACCAGAGAGGATTGCTTCACCCGCAGCGATTGCGGTAGAACCAGTTGGGGAAGCATAACCATTGTTCAATGAGTAGAAAGAATCTTCTGCATTGTCGCCGGAAAGGCTAACACCACCTGTGATTTGGGCACCTACAGCGCCGCCACCATAAAGTGATTCACCTGATTCATATCCAAGTCTTCTACCAGTTTCGTTAGAAACGGTAAAGTCAAGGAAGAAGATGAGTCCACTGGGGAGACTCATTGGTTGAACGGAAACGAGATCGTTTGCGATCAAGCCGCCGAATACACGACGGACAATTGGGAATGCAACTGCTGCGAAGCCTTCGACATCGCCTGCTGCCATTGCGGAAGTTTCACGAAGAAGCTCCCTAGCTTGGTTCTCTAAAAGACGAGCCATGCTATTACGAGTGCGGTCATTGCCGAGTCCTTCAAGAAGTCCTGTCTTTTCCCACTTAGTGAGAAGAGCAGCACCTTCTTGCGAAAGATCACGGTTGACAATGCCCTCGGTTAGTTTATCAAGAACGGACATTATTTATTTTCTCCTTTTATGCCTGCTAAAGCCCTCATTCTATTGAAATGTGAATTTTGGGCGTTGGTCTTCCTCCTGCGAGGAAGGGTTGACGATGGTTTCTCAACTGCTTCACGAAGTGATTGTGGAGAAGATTTTTGTTCATCTCCCACTGCGCTTTGAAGGGTTTGATAAATTACCTTCGCCTCTTCAACAGAATCGGCATTTGAAATAGACTCGACAATTCTTGTTTTTTGTCGCTCATTCAAGGAGGTGCTATTTAACACCCGATTCGTGTATAGTAAACGAGCGTTTGAAAGATTAATTTCTTCCAAGCGCCCCTTAAGATGTAAAATTGTTTTTTGTAAACCGGAAACTTCTTCTTTGAGTTCCGTGTTCTCGCTGAGATACATGCCTGCTTCTTCTCGTGCTTTTTGGAGAGCCTCATGTTCTTCGGCAAGTTCGTCATCTTGGAGAGCAGCAAGGGTTACCTTCTGTCCTTCAAGATTACGATCAGTAGGGGTTGAGCGTCCTCCCAAACCTTGGTCTGGGATACCCACATCTACTTTGAGTTCTTCAGCAATAGCGTCAAGAATTTCCTCGTCAAGCTCGATCTCTTCATCAAGATCGGTCTCTTCCCCTTCGGTTTCAAGTGCTTCCTCGATTTCTTCTTCGAGGGTATCAGCGAGGTCTTCGTGAGATTCCTCAACAGGTTCTTCCTCCTCGGATAAAGCACGCTCAAGGGCTTCAAGGTCCAGGCGAACCATAATAGGCTCGTCGCCTTCTTCAACAGCGTAAGGAACTTCTTCCATTACTGCGCTCTCTTCCTCTTCTTCAAGGGTTTCCTCTTCCTGCTCTAAAAGAGAGTTGACGGCATCCCTGACTTCTGAGGAGTATTTTTCAATAATCGCTGCTTCGGCGTTCTTAATAGCAGCTTCTTTTAATGCTTCCGCATCAACGATTGCTTGTTCTAACAAAGTAGACATAGATAGACACTCCATAAAATATAATTGGTCAAATATAAATAGTATATTATTTCACGAAATGCCTGAAATCTTATCAGTTACCCGATCCACTGACATACTCGTCACGATGGTTGAATTCAAACACTGCTGTAAAGTGCGCTTGACCTGGTAAATCTGTGCCGCCTGGAATGACCAAAAAGATACCAAGAAGCGACCCGGTTGTAAATGCATTACTGCCTGTAACATTAGCAGCCCTTAGTATATCAATGCCTCCTACGACATTAACACCAGGGTTAACACTGGAGGTTGCTTGCACAATAACATTTCTTGTCGTAGAGTTTGCAATTGTGCCATTTTCTGTAATTGGTGCCTCTTCAAGTTGGAAGAAAATTTCTGATGCGTTGTTTGTACCGGGGAATCTATACATGATATTTGTTAATTTTCCGCTGAAGGGTGTTAAGATCGCAGTGTCATTATTAAAACCTGTTCCGATAGTAGAGATACCATTCTGAGTTAGGGGTAAATATCTACCGGCAGCGGCGTGTGAAGCATTTGTAAGGTCAAAATTACAAGTATAAGTTTGAATAATCTTTCCTCTTGCTCGACCGCCAATGATGCCGTCTTCCCCATCTACCTCAAATACGATAGGAGCAGATGCAGGGGACGAACCACTCTTAACTTCAAAAGTTCCACAAAGAGATAGCTCATTGTCATCATAGTCAAATTGTAAATTATCAGATCCAGAGAACACACCATCTTTATTAAACTGGATATGTGTGTCGTTTCCACCTGGGATAACTGCTGACGATGTTAATATAATTTGATTTGTGCCAGCGGCAAGACCAAGATAACTGCCAGGACCACCCAAGGCTCCTGATATAACTGCTCCGCCAGCAACATCAACCACCAGTTTTGAGCCCGAAAGTGCAATGCCACCTGCTTGCGAACCTGACAAGATTAGTGCGTTTTGCGCTGAATTATATAGAATAACAGATTCGCCTGAGTTTCCAAACACCAAGTTTTTATCAGCTTTAACAAATGAGTTTTCATTAAGTTGAATTCCCTTGGATGCTGTTAGTGCTCCAGACACAAAGATAACATC